TATGAAATATGTTGTTGTGCTTCACGCATATCTTGAGCTGTAATTACGTGACGAATTACTGCGCCAGTATTATGAGCCACAGCAGTTGAAGAATCAAATCCTCTACTGATTGATAAAGTTAAACCAGCAATATTGGTTACACTTACTAGTTCTTCAGTTGCTGCATCATAGTCAATTGCTACAATAAAAGGATAAGTACTTGGGAAACCAGTAGTTGAACCTACAGTCATAGTTGATGACGATGAAGTTATAGTGCTAGACAGGGTTGTGTCTTGAGCAATGGATGAGTAATAACGATTAACGGCCATAGATTATCCTTATGAACTGTAGTGGGTGCGGGGAGGGTATTGCTCTTGTAGGCGACGTACTTCTACCTGCAAGCGTTGCTGGTATAACTGATACATATAACGAGATATGTTTGCTGCGCTTCCAATTGGATCACTTGTCTGTTGCGAATCTGCCTCAGCAGTTGCAGCAGGAACGCGACCTAAATCAAGATAAGCAGCAGTTCTATAGGCTGCGCCAAGAACAATCACTTCTCTTGAAGAGTCAGGCAAACCTGTAACTGTGGCAAATTCATCTGAGTCATAAACTAACTGGGTAGGTTTTTTAGTATAAGTAACCATTACAGTTCTACCAGGAATAATTCCTTCGCGGATAGAAATAGTTTTACCACTATTCCAAGTAACTGGGTTAGCCATACGATCTACACGATAGTGCCTAATTGGTAGCCATTCTTTAGATGGTCCAATAGTTTGCCAAGAAGCGCCTAATATATCAATAGCCTCTTGAGGTAAAGCATAAGTAGTTACCGCTGCTTGAAAAGTAACAGTTGTGTAATAAACTCCAAATAGATCAGGATATACACCATCAAGTGCTAAGTTAATATTCTTACGAACTACTGAGCGTGGGAAAGATGGGGCGATAGTTACACGAGTACCAACCGTATGTGCTGCTGGATCCGTGTTACGGAATCCTCTGCCATAAGCAGGGATTGTGGCAATATTGGTAGTGCGATCAAATGAATCTACCCAAATGAGTTCATCATCAATTTCAACCATACCTCTAGTTAATACTGTTCCGTCTTTAACTGTAAAAGTAAGGGCGCTTGAAGTTAATGCTGCTGTTAAAAATGTAGCTTGGTCTTGACGGTTTGTATAGCCAGTAAGAGATAAGGTTGTCTCATCAATTATATCTGCAAAAGTTGTCACGATGTTATCCTCGCTGCCGCTTCGTTAATACCTAAACCAGTTGTTCCTGCAAGTGCGTTAAGGACGCCTTGCAAGTCTAAACCTAAATTCTTTCCGCTATTGCGGCTGGCGTATAGAGAATTTAAAGCACCTGCTATTGCATAACCTTTAGTTCCAGCCCAAACATTTGCCGCACCTTGTGCGTCAAGAGTAGGGACTCCACCACTTAGCGTTGATGCTAAACGATTCAGATGATAGGTGTATGTGTAGCCATCGCCTGCTGCCATTATTTGCTCTCCTTAATTATCTCGCCAGTTTGAATATCTTTGCGAAGTTTGATGGATCCATTCTTTCTTAAAATTACAATGTTGCCATCTTTGATTTGGGTCTTGTTAAACCCGTCGTGGCGTTTATACCGACCCGACGACATTACTTACTTCCGCCTACGCCTTTGTACAGACCAGTAGGTGTTGCTGTTGGCTTGCCAGTTAGATTCTCTGGAGTTCCGCCAATTGCAGTTTTGTTACATCCACATTCTACGCACATATTATTTACCTTTCTTATTAGTTTTTTTAGCCGCCGCATTATCAACTAGATTTGGATACGGCCTGCCCGCTGCTTTCGCCCTTGCTTTTGCATTTGCTTTTTGCGTTGGAGTCAAAGGCTTAGATGTTTTATTAGGATTCTTTTTATCCCAAAATTCTTTTTTCATTTGCTACTTTTATTTCTTTTAGAAATGCTTGCTGCTTTTTTCTTAGCATCTGCTTTGCTTGATGCTCCCCAAGCTTGTAGGGAAAGTAATAACCTTGTTGGTTCGCCATTTGGCTTACGTTCAGGTCCTGGCATATTTCCCATACGAGCCAAGAAAGATGCTCTGCGTGGATTATCACCAGATTTAACTGGAGGCTTTAAGTTACTGCCTTGTGCTTTAGCACTAGCGCGTCCCTTTTCGTTCAAGCCACCTTTAGGATTTTTACCTTCTTTGCGTTGCCACGCTGGTGACTTAGCCATTACTTACTTTTCTTCTTTGCTGGAAGAACTTTCTTAAGATTTGGATTTGCTTTCTTTGCTGCTGGAGATGCCTTGCGGGTAGCAGATGCGAGGATTGCACCAGCACGTTCCATCGGAATGCCTTGTTTCTTGGCTATTCCTGCTTGGGCTTTCTTGAAGCCCATCCCTTTTTTTGCCATTGCCATAATTATTACTTCTTCTTCTTAAGCATAGACATACCTTTTTTAAGTTCTTTTGCTTTTTCTTTCTTTGGCTCTGCTTTTTCTGCCATAGCGTAAGCCTTCTTTTTCATTGCTGGTGAAACTTTTTTCATTGCTGCCATTTTATATTGCTCCTGTTTCTTTCATTACTGTAGCGTGTCGTTTTGTTATCTTACGTGCAGCAGGCATAGCCTCTGCATTATAAGCAACTCCCAGTTTTTCACTTGCTTCCTTCGCTTCATTAATCTTTTTCATAGTAGTACCAGATGGTTGAATACCTTCTGCTCTAGCACTGCGGTATGCAGATAACTCAGCATCCCATTTTTTTTGTGGTAGGGAGTCTGCTCTACCAGCATCACCAGTATTAAGTTCTAGTGTACGTACCTTGCAAGCAAAGCAAGTGTCATTGTACTCAAAATGAGTAGCGTGATTTGAAAATACATCTTCGGTAACAAAAGGCTTTTCGCTAGTTTCGTCACAACTTGTGCATCCATATTTTGTAGGTATTGAGTCATATTTTTCATTTACTCCCCAAGTTAAAACTTTACTTGTATGGCTGTGGCTCATTATTTAAGTTTCTCTTTCATAAAATCTATGTTGCGTAATATACGCTCTTGTTCTGGACCATTTGCTTTTGCTGCCTGTTGAGCAAATGTTAATGCTTCTTGGTAATGTCCGAGATTAAAGGCAGAAACTGCTGCCAAATCGTAAGCTTTCCAATCCCAGATAGCGGACTCGTGGCAGTAGTGGACTGATCTAGGTAGGTCCATAATGTTAACAGAGGCGTCAAGACAGGCTGTCCAGTCTCTTCTTCTATAAGCATCTATTGCCAATCCGTACCAAGGCTCACCCTCAGTTGGTAAAATTTCTACACCCTTTTGATACCAAGCAGTAACTTCTTCGGCTGGTTTCTTTAAATAAAAAGATGCTTCCGCTAACCATTTACATACTGCTGCTTGTTCTACATTCCAGGCTTTGTCTTTAAGTTCTAGGGTTCTAGTTCCCGCCCTAATTACATCTTCCCATTTTTGGTAGAAGTAATATTCTCTAGTCATATATGTCCACATACGTGGATCATCTGGATGTTCTTTAACAGCCAGCTCTAATAATTCTGTATATTGCGAACGAGACTTTGTATCATCTGGCTTATGTTCTATTAAAGCAGATTTAATTTCACAATACTTAGCGGCACCTTCTTTGTAAAAGACTGCTACTTCGTGGCAAGGATATCTCCAAAGCCAACCAGTTCTTGAATGAAGTTTATCTTTAAGCCATCTGCTACCAGTATCAAATGTAATCCAAGCGTGATCGGATCCTTCAACCCAATGCCTGCGAACTTCTTTAAAGAAATTCTTACTTGGAACTTCATCTAAATCTAGGAACAAACATACATCTGCATCTTCAGGTACTAATGCTAATGAAGCATTTCTTGCTACATCAAACCTAAAAGGTTTAACACTTATCTGGTGAACTGTTATTCCGAGTTCTTTAAGTTTCTCTTGTGTACCATCTGTGCTACCAGTATCAGCAACAATACGATAATCAGCACCTTCAGTGGCTTTCGCAAACCTTTCGGCGTGTTTAATTTCATTTAAGGCTATTGCGTATACTGCTATTTTGAGTGGCATATGCTATGAATTGTACCATATGTCCTATTCGCTTTGCGTTGCAATTGGGTCTATAGCTGTCTTAATAGCTTCTTCAACCGCCACCTGATAAATTGGTGAAATAAATGTGTCTGAGGCTTCATCATATACATCGCCAATCGCTGCGTACTTGCCTCGTATGTTGCCGTTGTATGAGGTGCGAATACATCGTTGTTCTCTGAAGTTGCCATACCACTGTTCAGGTGATAAGCCCTCAATTAGTTCTGTTTCGTCTATTCCAACAATAACTTCTACAACTATGTTGCCCTTTAGGAACGCGTAATGTGCCATTATGACCAACTCACATTTCCAGTGCCTTGAGTAATTGTGGCTCGCTTATATCCACCACTTGCAGCACTTTCTGTACCAGTTAAACCTGATCCAAATGTAATTGTTTTGCTTTCTGGATAACGCAAAATAACAACACCTGAACCACCGTTACCGCTAAGAGGTTTTCCACCATTGCCACCTCCACCGCCACCGCCACCTGTGTTGGGAGTTCCTGCTGTTCCACTACCGCCAGAAGTAGTTGCGGCATTACCGCCACCGCCAGTACCACCAGTGCCAGCAGTACCACTAGCATATTTGCCTCCGCCACCGCCTCCTGCATAATTAACAGATGAACCTGTAATAGATATAGCAACACCATTACCGCCATTACCGCCATTACCAGTAGCCGTAGCATTAGAACCAACTGCACCAGCACCACCACCGCCGCCCGCACCGTATAAAATTGTTGCACTTGCACCAGTGCCACCCGCAAAACCTTGATTTGTAGTGGAACTACCGCCAGTGCTTGCATTAGTGCCGCCACCACCGCCACCACCACTGCCACCAGTTACTCCATTAGTGCCAGAAGCCCCACCTTTTCCACCACCACCACCGCCTGTTGATGTAATAGTAGAAAATGAAGAATCAGAACCATTGTTACCAGTAGTGGCTGTTCCTGCTGAGGCAGCCAATACAGCAGCACCGCCAGCGCCAATTGTAACTGTGTAAAAAGTTTCAACTGTAAGTGAAAGGGCGGTTTCAAGTGCGCCACCACCGCCTGTTACATCAACGCTAGAACGAAGTCCTCCTGCACCGCCACCGCCAGTACCTGAATCAAATGAAGTTGTATTTCCACCACTACTGCCACCACCAGCAATTACAAGAAAATCAACATCAAATGTATTAAGTCTTGAGGGTATGCGAATATTGCCTGAGCCTTGCCCAATCCATTGAGAAACTTGACTAGATGAAACTACTCTCCGTAATGGATTACTCATTAAGCAATCCGATTCACATAACCTGAAATTGTAATTACATTTGTTGTGCCAGCATACGCGGCAATAGTGTTTGCTGCTGAACCTGTACCAGTAATAACCAAACCAGGAATTACCAAAGTTAAACCTGATTGAGAAGGAATGGTGAGTTTAATTTCATTATCAACAGCCGTTACACCGCCCCATTGAATAGTCAATATAATGTTAGATGAAGATGAGTTGTAAGCGTAAAGCCAAACCTCATCAAGAGTAGATGATGATGTGCCTGTGGCGTGGATAGTTGTGCCAGCACTACCTGATGTTGTGGCAGCAATCTTAATTGCTTTACCCTGTGTTGAGCCTGAAAGTAATTGTTTGCTAAATGTTGCCATTTGTTATCCCCTATCCGAAGATTTGATTTGCGAGAACTGGTTGGTCATCCTCTGAGGTGAAAGAAAGATTAGCTGATGTTGATGATCCTGAATTAGTGATTGGGCTATTAACTGATATTACACCAGAAGAACCTGTTGCACCCGTTGCACCAGTAGATCCAGTTGCGCCAGTTGCACCAGCACTACCAGTAGCACCTGTTACACCTTGACTTCCAGTTGCTCCAATACTTCCAGTAGCACCTGTTGGTCCAGTTGGACCAGCAACACCTGTAGAGCCTGTAGCACCCGTTGCTCCCGTAGGACCTGTAGGTCCTGCAACAGTGCTATCAGCACCTGTAGGACCAGTAGGACCCGTAGAACCAGTAGAACCCGTAGCACCAGTACTGCCAATACTACCAGTAGCGCCAGTAGGTCCTGTTACGCCTTGAATACCTTGTGAGCCTGTTGGACCAGTAGGTCCTGTACTTCCTGTAGGACCAGTGCTACCAGTGCTACCAGTCGCTCCAGTAGCCCCTGTAGGGCCTGCAACGGTGCTATTAGCACCTGTTGATCCAGTAGGTCCAGTAGGTCCCGTGGGACCAGTAGGGCCTGTTGGTCCTGTAACTGTAGAGTTAGCACCTGTGGCTCCTGTAGGGCCTGTTGCTCCCGTAGGTCCTGTTGGACCTGTTACGGTTGAATTGGCTCCTGTAGATCCTGTTGCGCCTGTGGGACCTGTAGGTCCAGTAGCGCCAACGTTGCCAGTGGCTCCTGTAGGGCCAGTAACTGTGCTGTTCGCACCAGTAGCACCAGTTGGACCTAATGGTCCAGTACTACCTTGTGGGCCTGTAACTCCTTGTGGTCCTTGAGGACCAACTTCAAGAATTAAATATTGTTCACTTCCAATATCGTAGACATTGGTAGTAATTGGGATTTCAACTGTTGCAATACTTTCAGGTGTAACTGCCATTATTGAGTCACCGATTCATTCACCAAAAATACTCCTTCAAGAATTTTTGTTACCGTTGCATCTGAGGCTGTTAAATTTAAGTCGTAAAAATACTTACCAGAAGTAAGAGCTGTTGTTTGTGCTGCTGTAAGAGTAAGGGTCAACTTACCCAATGCTGCAGTTATAACAATTTTACCATTATCGGTAGATAGTTCAACAAGAACGGAAGCATCAGTTGCTGCTCTAACCTGCATCTTTGCACTATAGCCAGTTAAGTTAACAGCATATCCACCAATTTTCCATACTGGAGCCAAGGTAAATGTTGTGCCTTTATAAACCGTAATATTGTATCTACCTGGGTTTGGCATATTTCTCCTAAACGGTTGTTATGTAAGCGCCGTAACCAGCGTTTGTTAAAATTGTATATTCGTTATTTGATAAATAATATTCGTGTCCGCCAAGATAATAATAATCTGCATCTAAGGTTTCTTGAACTCCTGGTGTGCG